TGCCGCTAATGCAGTTTTTGCGTCATTGTTTTTTGATGCGCAGCCACTAACGCTTGCGCTTGCGAGACTTAGCATTAAGATAAGCATCCATACTTTTTTGTCCTTCAATTTCAATCTCCTTTACCATGTCCTCTTGAGCTTTCAAAACACGCTTATCCGACTCAGTGGCTTTATTCGCCCACCGCGCAGACCACGGGTTTATAAGATCAAGAACTTTATTGATTAACGCAATGATTCCAAGCCACATTTATTTGCCTACTAATGACCGCGTATAAATTCCAAGCCCGGCGAGAATCGAGTAAATAAAAGGAGGGACACTGAAGGCTTTGCAGACAACTGCGTTAGCCAGGCAATGCGCGTTATAGGTATCAATGCCCCCGAGAATTACGGCAATACCTAAAATGATGTAAGTTTTGAACCCATTTAATTTTTCAAACATATTATCTCCCTATGCCCGCATCAATGCGGTTTGTTAATTGTTGGAGAGCTCATACAAACCCCCACATGTTAATAATACTAACCACGATACCAAGCCCCGACCATCTCAATTACTATTCACTCAACAAAAGGAGTGACCAATGCTAACTAATACGATTTCAGGAATTTACGTTGTTCTATGCCGTCACTGTCACTACCCCAACTCCGCAGGGGCTTGTGTTTGCAACGGATGCAATGAACGAACTGATTCATTCCCCCTTGGAAACGAGTACGTCTATCCGGGCGACTAATTGTGCAAATGCCTGATCTCTGGCGTCGAGTTCAATGCCGACTCGCAGACAAGCTTTTGCAATCCTGGACTTATGCTCTTTTTCCATCCGGGCAAAATCTTTTAAAATATGCAAACAGTCACCCGCAATCCGTTCATTGATTTTTGCCTGAGCGTCTGAAATTGTCATACTGATTTACGCTCTTGCTCAATTCTGGTCAGGCGTGAATCATTCCTGTCGACTCGCTGATAAATAGACAAAAAATCTTTAGCGGCATCTTTTGAAGTATACCGCTCTGTCAAATTGTCCTTCACATCAGATTTTAGCGCCGCGATAGACTGCTGCAGATAATCAATCTTAGTCGTTACGATTGATGAAAATGACCCACCCCACCAGACCACACCAAACGTTTGAATGGCAATAGCGATGATAATTCCTACAAGTTCGAATCGAATTACCATCCCAGTTTTAGGCTCGATGTATTCTCCTCGTCTAAAGTCATTCGGGTTAAGGTTTTCTGGATCATGTTCACGCCGTGTCATTTTATTTCCATTAGCCCCGATTATTCGGCTGTTGTTGTTGAGTTAATAATTTTCGTTGACAATGCAATTTTATCTTTGATCTGATTGCTGATAACCTGCATTGACTGATCCTGCTGCCGACGCATCTCGTTTATAAGTCTCTCGGCCAACCATGAATCGAACATGCTTTTCGCCATACGCGCCAAATAATCCGTTGGCGATTCAAGATTCGGAACGGTCGTGCTGGTCTGCCCGATCACAATCTTTGATCCGTCTGATGTAAGAACAAATCCACCCAGATCATCAAGTTGATAAACAGGAGTCTCCACCTGAAGTGTCTCTTGATAGCCTCGATATTTTGCGCCATCTAGAATCTCAGGAGCGGTGAAAGCGGCGAGATCAACTTCAATTGCTTTTTTTTCTGCGAACAAGCTTGTTGAAATTAAAAGAAGGCCGATTAAGATAAATGCTGTTTTTTTCATTCTGGTTTCTCCTGTGTTTTTTGAATCTGCTGGTTTAGAAATTGAGTTATCTGCCCGAGTGCTTGGCCATGTTGTGTTGCCACGGCCGCAAGAATTTCATGATTCCTTACAATCAATGTCTCTCTTTGATAGATCGAGAAGCACCCGATCAATATTAAGAAAAATGCTATTGAACAACCGATTGTTTTAGTTAAGATCATTGTTTTGTTCCTTTGTTAAGTTTTAGTTAATGTGTAAGTCGTGCCGCCAAGCCGAACAAGTACGTTTGACCCGTCACTCCAAATATCCCCATCTACTGGAGCTGTTGGAGCTGTTCCCGACGGCATATTTAGCGAAGCTCTCGTGGTTGTTGATGCGCCGGCAACAATCTTATCGGCGAAAGCAAATTCCGCGCCTGAGCCTATTGCGTCAAAAGTTACACCGCCAGTAGACCCTACCGTTGTTGAGAAATAGTTTGATGCGTCATAGCCAGCGCGTAATTGTTCAGTTGCTGAAGTGACGTGGAGTTTTGCGGATACGGTAGTAGAGCCAATGCCGACGTTGCCGCTCTGAAGAACTGTTAGTGCGGCAAGTTGTGCCCCGCTATTATAGACATCTAAATTAAATGCGTTCGAGGTGTTCGTGCGTATGCCCCAATAACCGTCAGGACCTTGAATGTTGACGACTGCAGTATTTGTGCCATTATATACGGTATTACTTCTTTCTGTACCTGTATCTATAACTCCATCTGCTCGAAGTCTGAAACCTATTTGATTTCCACTTGAGTTTTGGACATTCAATATCTGTGCAGACTGACCAGATGCCGCCCTCAATGTCAAAACTTTGTTCGTAGAGATACTGTTCACAACACCGAGCTGTGCAAGGGCAAGTGCTTGAGTACCAATAGTCAATAGCCCAGCGTTCGTCAAAACCATTCTGTTAAATGCGGTTGTGTTGTCGTAGTAATTAAACGAACCGTCTGTTGAGACATAGAACTCGTATGATGCAGCAGTCGCATCTGTTCTCCGTATTTTTAGTCCAGACTGTATGTTGCTTAAGATGTCTACTGGAACTGTCGGAGTATCTGTACCGAAACCAAAACGACCATTTTCGTCTATTACTGCTAACACCGTCCCTGCACTATTCTGCCACTGAGTTAAGTCTGCTGTTTGAGAAGTGGCACCTTTGATGATTGTTCCAACGACTGCCGCTGTGGTGTCTACTTGTAGTTTTGCCCCTGGCGTCGTCGTCCCAATGCCGACGTTGCCTGTGTCAGTAATAGTAAAAGCATCCGCCTTATTCCCCATGCTGATGTTTATGCCAGTGTATCCCGTTTGCTCACCTGTTATTTGTAATATACCTGTTGCTGGATTGCGGATAAAGTTATACCCAGTTCCATTCGCTCCCAATCTAAAATCACCACCAGAAGCCCTAAAAGTTCCTCCTAAAGTGATATTGTTTGCATTATTTTGTATGAGTGCATTTGCTCCGACATAAACAGCACCAGTGAACTTAGCTCCTGAATTAACATTTAGTGAGCCTATCCCCTGATTACTAAGAATATCCATATCGCCAGTGCCTGTATTTCTACCAAAAGTCCAGCCGAAAGTCCCAGTAGTACCGAGATACATTTGAATCTCTCCTGAAGATTCAACAGTCAATTTTTGACTCGGACTCGTCGTCCCTATCCCGACTTTGCCGGTTGAAAGAGTGGTACCAGAGCCATCTAGGCCGGTAGCGAAAATGAGGTTACCAATGTTTAAAGTATTCGAGTTGGAGGCTGTCGGAGAATCAATGTTATACCCTAAAACAATATTATTTGCTCCTGTAGTGAGATTATCTCCTGCTCTATATCCAAAAAGAATATTATTGGAACCAGTAGTGAGCGCCAACCCGGATTGGTAGCCAAACAGCGAATTATTTGAATATGAATTGGAGCCGGTACCATTCCCTGCTCCATATCCTACTGCGGTGTTACTTGCCCCCGTTGAGTTGAAATATAAAGCTCGATACCCTACTCCCGTATTTCCCGCGCCGCTGGTATTATTGTAAGAAGCCTCCATGCCGAACGCGGTACCGTAATTAGCTGTGTTTGAATATAGAGCCGTGTATCCAATTGCAGTATTACCAATACCCGTTGATACGAATGGAATAGTTAAGGTTCCTATTGCTGTATTGGCGTATCCTGTTGATATGGCACTTAGTGAAGATGCTCCAACTCCCGTATTACCTCCAAATCCGGAGGTTGTGAGATTGCCCGATCCACCACCTGCGAATAAGTTATCGGTACCTGTGTTGTGTATTGCTCTTGCGCCACCAAAGTAAATGCCTCCCAAGATTGAAGAGGTGGTGTTCGGCAATTGAAGTTGGGTAGTATAAGCAATACCAGCGACTTCGAGTTTGTAGAGAGGACTCGCCGTCCCAATGCCGACGTTGCCAGTTTCAAATAAAGTATTTCCTGTCCCCGCAGGGGTAATACGAATATTATGATTACCTTGGCTTCTTATTTGAATAGGTCCATAGGTCGAACCATGAATATAAGTTGTTCCTCCTATGTAGCCCATTGTTAATAAATCTTGTGCACCATTCGCACCAAGTCCGAAAAGCGTTCCCTCTCCTGAACTAAGAATTGAAAGCTTATTATTAGGGGCACTTGTCCCAATCCCAACATTCCCACCAGTAAAAAGAGCTGAATAAGTAGCGTTTGAAAATGTCTGCTGTCCTGTCCAGTCATTAGGACTACCCAGATTCAACGAGGCTACTACTGCCCCTGTCGTCGGGGAAATTGTGAGAGTTCCGTCGGAGTTGGAAACTGATGTGACTCCCCCTGTCGTCATGTTGTCGAGAGTATCCAGAGCTTTTTGTACATCGTCATCTGCGCCGGAAAGATTATTATTAAAACTCGATGTGTCGGTCTGAATCCTTTTAGCTTTCGGGTCGATCGCCCAGGCGTTAAACGAAACAGCTAAGCACAAAATCACAGCAATTATTTTTTTCATGATTTTATATAATCCACGATTAACGGTTCTCCGGTTTCTGGCGCAACCACCATTGTAAAAGTCGTTGAAGAGGTCTCGGTGAAATCTGCGGTCGGGTGCATCCGTAGTGATGCCCGTACGGCTCCCAGTGTTCCCGCGACGTATGGATAGGCGGTTGTGAAAACTGTCTGAACTCCATTTACTGCAGGAGTCGGTGTTTCACCGTAGATAAATCTTGTCGTGTCCAAAATGCTCCTCACCTTTTCTGCAACTAGGGTGCTTGCCGTTATTCTGTTTGCGATAACAATTGTCGGGCTATTTCTAAACACTGAAACATTACTCATCGTTCCCGTTTCGGATCAAGTCAGCCATAGTTTTTAATTCCTGCTTTGTCAAACCCAACTTGGTCATGAGCGCTCCTTTTTCTGTGGCGCGATCTGTTTCTTTTTGGGTTCTTGTGAACACTTTTGGTAGTGCCAGTAACTGTACTTTAACCTCATCAATTTCACTATCTGACAAAGTCTCCTTGGAAACTAAAACAACTCCGCCACCTTGCCAATAAGTCACCCCTAAAATTTTAGGGTGAGTGATTAACTTTATATTTGAAACTTGTTCAGGAGACAACGCAACGTTGCCAAGCTTGGTATCCATTTTTGTTCCTTATTTGTATTCGATCAAAGTTATAGAAGAAGTTTTAACTGCTGTTGTAAACAACTGCCCAGACGGAGAATTTGCTCCGTTAAAGTAAAACGTCTGCGAGCCAGTGGCTTCAAATTGCCGAACACTGAACGTCATAGCAGTCAAAATCAACCCCGACGTGACAGCGTGAATATATGAAGTATTAGCACGCCATGCACCACCTGAAAGCGTATAGTTGCCGGCGAGCGCATCAGTTGCTGAAATTGTTGGGCAGAAAAGGAAACTTCCCAAGTACCCATTACCACCAACACCATGATGACTAACCAAAGCTAAAATTTTATTCGATACGCTTTTTGGTGTAATGGCTAATGTCATGACTTCTACACCTTCACTGATAAGTGGCGGCGTGTTGTCGAGGTTCGATGTGCAACTTCCAGTTGCATAAGTGCCACTGTTGAAATGGACGATCTGAACGATGGACGTTGCTAATCCAGCCCCCAATGCCGTTTCAATCGCAGCGACTTCGTCTTGAAGATCGTTGATGTGGGCCGCTAGAACGTCCGTGACGTTATCAACTTTAGTTATGAAAGATTTTATACTTGCTGGAAACGATGCTGGCATGTTATACCCCTGCGCCTTGACGCTCTTGTTCTAGTTCAAAAAATAAAGTTTCTAATTCTCCGGTGATGTCCGGCTTGCCCTCGTTGAATTCGATCTCGGTGTACAACGATGCATCCTTTAATGAGTATCTGATATTGTTAAATTTATACAGAGTGTCCCCGCAGTACTTACCGGTGCCAGCTCCAGTTCCATACTTAAACCCTCCATATTGAACTTTCAACGGCACGGATACCGGTACAACAACTGCAGGCGGAATCGGAACAGCGCTTTCGATCAAAGCAATATTGAATGGCAATGTTATGCGGGTGTTTCTCTGAAAAGTTGAGTACTTGCTTAATATTGAGGAAGCAAGCTTGTCCGCAACCGTGCTGTCAATCACGGACGAATTGCTCATCCTTTTTTCCTTGAGTCCGTAAATAGCTATCGAGCCGGCGTCACTCTTTACATATCGATACGGAACGCCAGCAATATCGCCACCCTCAATGTAGACCCGGTTGACGATATCGCTGTAATCGAACTCATCGTCAATCGATCCGATCTCTTTTCCAATTCTATACCTGTATCCAGCCACTAACGAACGAGCTACGAAGTATAAATTCAAGTTTCGATCCACACCCCATTCTGCGTCAACGAATGATGCGAGTTTGTCGAGTGCTTCCTCGGCCGTACCGTTGAAGTTTATACTCGCAACATTCGTTGAGAACGTGTCAACCGTCCCGAGAGTTATGACCGTGTTTGCAGCTAAAAAGTTAGCGTGAATATCTTGAACCAGCTGAGTGACAGTTCTGGCGGTGTAAGTCTTTGGAGCGCCCGATCCATTTTGAATTTGAATTTGCTGTAACCGTTTGCCGTACCCCGTTCCTGATACCACAACTTCCTCACCGTCCAGCAGGGACGGTCTCACGCTCTCAATAAATCCGCGATAATATAATGTGGTAGAACCCCCAAACGATGGTGTGATGAACAACTGAAAATCGTAAATGGAAGCATAGTCTGATGCCGTAAGATTTGTCAAAACGTCGTATGCTCTTTTAAGGGTCATTGAAAAATTGCCGCATCCACCGATTAAGTCGTACTCCCATGTCAGGTCTTTGACCTGGTTGTTTAAAAGAGCCAGTACGTTACCAGCCGAATCAGAAATTTGAATTTTAAACTGGAAGCCTTGCTCGGATGCCCCGTACTTAAAAATTCCGTATTTTGATTGTGAGTATTTTAGTCCCATGTTTTAGTGTCCGTCGAATTTGTCTCTGAACGTCATTCTTAAAATTGGAGAGCCCGTCGCCGTTCCCGTCCACTTAACTGAATTTGCACCCGCAGCTAGTTTTAAAAAATCTCCTGAGAAACTTGAGATCCGATTGACTGCTCCTTCATCCACAACAGTCAACAAATCCGTATCAATGTCAATAAACCCGGTCGTAACTGGGATTGCGCGATTATAGATAAAAAACTTGCCAGTCGTGAGATTGTCGATCCGGAGCCCAGAAGCAATCTCAACGCTTCCCGCCATTACACGGATTATAGAATTAGTTTCGAGACTGCCAACCGTGGGGAACGAATCTGTCTGCGGAGTTGCTGTAATAGTTTTGTTGGTCACGGTTTGAGTTACAGCCTCAAAACCATAGTCATCGGATACCAGTTCGGCTTCCCATTTAATGCGTCTTAAGTCGGATTCCTCATAAGATGAACTGAAATATGTTTTCTGAACGTAAAGACGTCTGTCATCATAAATTGTTAGATAAAATTTGCCGTTGTCCATGGCGCCTTTTATACTGTTTAGTTCAGCCCGGGAATTGTCGCTGAGATCGTTGTATATCATCCCACCAATTCGGAGCGTCAGACCTGACTTAAAACCAACATCAGAAATAAAGCCGTGCCGACGCGGAATGATAACAGAATCAACTCTGGACTGTTCTGTTATCTCGAAAGTATCAACCGAGTTCCCAAGTGCTAATGATCCAAGAGCAATTAAAAGTGCCATTAGCGTGCGAGCTCCTCTTTCAGTACCCGAACAAAATCTTTCATGTTAGAGGGACTATTTAAAATCGCTTCGTTGATTTGAATATGAACCGTGGTTCCGCCACCACCACCACCAAACATTCCCTTTTTACTTAACGGCACAACTGCTTCCGGTCCTGCTTCGCCAATCAAAGCAATAGTCGGTTTAGATACTATTCCGCCATCGGCCATTTTTGGGATGTCAGCAAAAGTGATACTTGGGTCACTTCCACCACCTCCGCTCACTCCACCCATTTTTGAAATTCCTGGAGCCGAGCCAACAGCAGCGGAAACAGCTGATACACCAATAGCGGCCGCTCCACCCAGTGTTGCGATCGATGCTAGGATAGCTGCGGGTGCCCATAAAGCCGCGATAGCGGAAGCAGCAAATGCAACTATGCCAACCGTTAACGTGGCGGCAATAGCTGACGCAATTACCATTAAGCCTTGAGTGGCAACATATGTTGCACCCATCAATTTTATCTGTCCAGATATTGCGGTGAACCCAGAGCCAATTGTGGCTGTGAACGCAGTTGTGACGGCTAAGGATTCATTTAAAGTCGCGATAGGTTCAAGCGCGTCTTCAATGCTTGATCCTAGCCCGGATAATGCAGTGTCCCCACCTGCCCCAAAGCCGGCACCGCCGGGCAAAACTGGTGGCGCTCCTTTGCCCTTTGTTAATTCAATGCGATTGAACTTTCTGAACTTGTCAATCACTTCATCTTTAACGCGACCGAACAATTTCATGTTTGCAGTGAGGTCACGGAACTGCATAGAATTGTCTTTGACCAGCAATGTATTTTCTTCCGCCACTTTGCTTTTGCCGTCTCCACCAAACCCGAGCATACTTCCTAATGCTGAGAATATTCCTTTTCCGCCATCCTTGTCACCAAACAAAGCAGCGAGTGCTTTGTTGGCCAGCATCCTTGAAAATGCCTTTAGCACGTCGTCTGAGAATGATATTAGAACAGACTTTAAACTTTCCACCTTACCTTTGAAAACATCAAAGATCGCCGTTGAAAGTCCTGTTTCCATGGCAGCGCCGATACTAGCACCGAGAGTTTTCATACTGTCGGCCATAGATTCAAAATTTGATTTGAACCCCTCTGCAAACTTCCCCCACAGTTGTGTAGCTCGTACCACTCCTTTCTCAGTACCCTCTTGAAAGTCGGACATGAACTTATCAACTGTACTTTTCATCTTCCCGATTGCTCTGTTGAAATCATCTGCAAAATTAGTGCCGAGAAACTTGTCTGACAAGAATGCAAGCGCCACGACCAACGCAACAACGGCCGCAGTTATAAGAATGATTTGAAGACTAGCAAGTGTGAATATTCCAGCAAACGCCACTCCCAGTTTTATAATAGCCTGCATGGTTTGAAGTAGCTTACCTATTGCAATTCCTAATGTGCCAACCACAACGGCAATTGCAGAGTATTTTATAAACTGATTGACCATGACTTGATGTCTAATTACAAATTTGGATACAGCATTCACCACACCGTTTAAGATATCTGTGAATGCAGTCAGTGAAGGAGTTGCGGCGATAGCCACGTTGTTTGCGAGCACCTGAAATGCATTGCTCACCTGGTTTAGTTGGTTGCCTAATGCCGGGATATCTTTAGCAGCTTTGTTAAAAGCAGCGCCAACACCAGCCGTCACTGCCCCACCAAAGAAAATCATAGTCCGGCTTACTTCCGAAATCTCTCGTCCGAGGCTTTTGAACTGTTTAGCCGTTTGGTCAATCTGATTTCGGACGTTGCCAGCTTTGTTTTGAAAGCCTGCATCATCTAGTATGACATCAACTTTAATTTCTGGATTACTCATCAGAATATACCTGTTGCTATGTCAAAAACCGGCATCACGTCTTTACGTGCCGACAATGATTTTTTCAATTGTTTTTGGCGAGACCTAGTTTGATCATTTAATTCTTTGAGCAAGATCACGGCTTGGACAAATGTCATGTTTTTGATCTCCTCGAATGTCATGTTGAACGGCGCGATTTTAAATATAAAAACCATCGTCGCCCAAGTTAGTGGGGACTCTTCGGAACCGCCTGAGCGGCTTCTGGAATCCTTACCTATTTTTTTTCCTCACCCTTCAGCCCTGACACCAGCATTACTTCACTCAACAAGCTGCCCAGCTCAGCAATATCAGAAAATTTAAACATCTCCCCAACTTGTTGAATTGTAAGCGATGGCGTCTTTTTTCTAAGCGATAAGTACACGAAAAAAAGAAGGTTTCGCAGCTTCTTTAATGCAATATGAAAACTCTCAAGGTCGCACTCGAACTTTTCCTCAGCTTGGGCAATGTCCCAAAGTGTAAGTGGGGATATCTCGTATTCTAGTTCCCCCACTTTTATTTTTTTTGAATTTTCACCAAGAACCAAACTAAGCGACATGCATGCTCCTTATGTTAAAGTGATCGTGAACTCGTTGTCTGTACCAAAGAACCCCAGGCTGATATCGTACATGTAAATCCCATTCTCATCGGTCGGATCGATGCTGTCATATTGCGTTTTGGATGTAGCAGTAATAGTCGCAATATTTCCAGCTGCTGATCCATGGGAAGCTGTGAAATTGACTGCGGTGTCTGACTGCCATTCGCTCCACATCGGCTCAGTCGCTTCAAGTTCAGCCTCAAGTTTCAATTTCCCAGTTGGGGAGCGTGACCCGATTATCACACCCAGCATCGCATTTACTGAGTTTATCGATGGGCGCTCGACAATCTGATTGTTAATGTTGAGTGAATAATCTTTTGTTACTCCAACAAATCCAGAAACCGCCATAGCGACCGACTCACTCGGAACACCGATCGTGCTTTCGTAAGTTGGTGAAACCATAGCAACGTCAGTAGGTATCTGATAAATACCTTTGTACGTCCACTTCACCATCGGAATCTTTCCGGCTTCTGCCACAATTTCAAACGACCCGCGGCATCCCGTAGCTTTATAAAGATGCCCATCTTTGTAAATCCAAAGCGTGCATGATCCCGACGGTGTACCAGGATTGTAGACAACCGAAGTTCCGGGACTTACAGTCTCAGTCATTCCGCATGACCTGAAAAGCGGAGAGAGTCTGCCGATAGTGCCAGCAGTTCCGCCGTTCTTCAGTTCTGTTTCAAACGATATATCCCAAACCATTTTTGATCTGGAAGATGCCAAAGATGATAGAGAAGCTCGAAGCGGCTTCCGCTCAATCTTTTCACTTCCTGCTTTAATGCTCAAACTAAAAATCTCAACCTCGTTGGCACTTACTGCAGGCGTTGGATCCGTGGCATAAGTTGCTTCGATTTTTGCTAATAGGACTGTTCTGTTTGCTAATAAACCCGGCATAATTTTATTCTCCTGTTAATACTTTTAATGGTTTCTCTAAAGATGTTTCGCCTGTTGCGTCACTCTCGTTCAATAAGACGCACTTACACTTTGATCGGCACACCGACCAGCCTGTTCTCGGAAGCCCTCGTAGCTTCCAGTTTGAGAATATATCCACTTCTCCATGTCTTGGAGTGCAATCATAACATGCTTCGTTGCCTTCTTGGATCGATACCGCAATCCATGTCAATTTCGTTTCGTCTGTAAATCCGAATCTTAACCCCGATGCTTTGCGGCCAAGCGCGCCAAGCTGTCCCGTCACATCGTCGCCGATTGATTTGAAAAACTCCCCGAAAATTCTTCCGCTATTTTCAAGATCATCTATAAGCAAGCCACGGATAACGTCATTGGCGATGCCGGCCTCTTTCAGCGTCTGAATGTATTCTGCAAGCGTAACAGCTGTCCGCGTCGACTTCGCCGTGAGATTGATCTCTAAAAGCCCAATGGATTTGTTCAACGCTTTATTTACTTCTGAATCGAAACTCATGATTTTGTAAACTTTATAATTTCAGCTCTTAGAAACGCCATAATCTTAGCTCGCGATCCCACAGAAATGCCCATAAATGCACGCTTTGGATTCTTCCCCAATCCCTCTTGGTGGATATAACCAAGCTGCCCGATTCGCATCTTCGCTTTAGGATGTAATCCTTTCAAAAAGACGCGCGTATGATTCACAGCCACCTTTTCGACAGCGTAATTATTTTCGGTAACGAAACTTCTGTGATTTGCGATCAATGGCTTTTGATGTCCTAACGCGAGCAGCTTCTTTTTGGCGTAAGTTTTTTTGTTTGGCATAAAAACATTCCCAGAAAAATCAATGCCGGCGCGCGTGTCGCCGGCTATTTGCCTAATCACAATGCGCCCAGCCTCAAGCATTTGCTCAGTCAAATCAAGAGTCTTTGCCAAAACCCCAAGCCGCACAGTCACCTTTGCGCCATTAGCCATTTTTTACGTCCTCGGCTTCAACTATTTCAATCGGTGCTTTTTTCTTATTCACTTCGTCGGCAAACTCAACACCGATTAAAACCGTCTCAGTGATGTGTTTTAAAAAAATCCGATCAATCACAAATTCAGTGAAATCAATTAACTCAGCCTGAGGATTTGAAAGAACCATGTCGATGTCGATAGTCTTAAACGCTTCGATAAGCTGGGCTTTCACCTTCGCTTCGAGCTTCAATTCCTTATTGACTAAAGAACTAATCGTCTTTTCCATCGTCCTTCTTCGCCTTTGCTTTTGGTTGTTCTTTTGTGATGTTGCGAACTTCATCGCCGATATTTGCGACAACAAAATCACCGCAATCTTTCAGCACGTTCCATTCTCTGCCGTCAAACTTGATTGTATTTAACATTTTTGCTTACTCCACTTCTTTTAAAATCAACATTCCGTTTTCTTCAACCACTCTGCCTTTATCAACTTCCATGACCACCCCCGTAGATATGTCGCGCAGATAACACGCGAACCAGTTTTCGCCCTTGATCTCATAAAACCGATCACCGAATGTAACGATCTTACGCGGTAACATAATCCAAAGAATCCTCAGCTATGAAAACCAAATCTGCTAAAATGTAATCCGATTCGACAGAAACTTTCATATTCGAAAACCTGCAATATCTAATGTTATCAACGCGATAATTCTGCGATGAGTGAATGTCTCGCAAAATGTTTTGAAGCAAGTTGTGGGCGTTGTCATACTCTTTCACAAATAATGATTCCGATGTCTTGAACGCCAGATGAATCGTCATCACACGCTTAGGAAAAAAACGCGTCGCAAGGTTGTCCCCCTCGCCTAGACTCGTTTCTGCGTTCTCAATGAAATATTTCATATTGAAATTCTCGCTCTCGTTCGCAAGATTGATTCCATTCTGCGCTTCAGATAATTTGAAAGACCCAAGCCGACGCTTGAAATAACCCTTGATCGTAGCGTAACTCATCGCAACAACCTTACCGACCCGGCATCGCGGTTCTGTTCATCTTCCCCGCCTATCCCACCGGATTGATTCGCGTCATACTGAAACTTCACTTTTGAAAACATAGCGTCATATTGCTTTTCGTAGCTTTCCGATAAAGCCCACCACTTATCATCAACTTCTTTTGAGAAATCTCTGCAGATCAATGCAAGCGACTTTTTAATCAACGGCACCTTTAGATCAGAACTTTCCAAAATCAAAGCTGGACGATACCCTCGCGCGTTTACATCTAGCATCATTTCATTGAAAGATTGATCGATCTTCTTTTGAAATCCGCGGCGCAGCGTGAAATTATAAGAACTAGTCGGGTTTGTCGCCCATGCCGCGTCAACTGTGATAGTGCCTGTGGATTTAACAAAATCGGTTACAACACGCTTTTGAATAACACCTGTCGCCGGGTCACTAGCTTCGATAACCCCACCATTCCAATAATCATCCGCGTAAGTTTTGAGATTTAATGCCACCAATGTCGTTGAAGTCGATGAAGAAACCACATCGCCGATGCCTTCGTTTCTTCCTAAAATATCCGATTGCTCGTTCAGCAAATCTTCATCAATCACCGAGATCGCAAGACGATTTAGAACAACATCAAACAAAACTGTTTGGTAGTAAGTGATCGAACTAATAATATATTTAAAGTCACAAACAAAATTTTCTCCAAGAGCCGTGTTAATACTCAAATTGAAATCATAAGTTATCTCGCCTGTCGTTGCGTTAACTACCGCAGTAGTTCCAGCCGCAACAAGGGTTGTTCCGCCAGGCCCTTTGATCGTGACGGTCGCAGATGTAGAAATCGCTGGTCGGTTATTGATATAGGGCGTAATCGCGATTGTGTCGGTTATGTTGAGCAGTAATTCTTGTTTCATAATATCCCGCGATCCTGATTAACGCGTTTAGCTAGGCTCACGACTTCCTTTTTCATTGATTCGCGCTGTTGACTGGTCGGTGGTTTACCGCCTGAAAAATCTTTAAACGCTTTGATTCTCATGTCCACAAGATGACTCACGCGCTGATTGGATACTTGTGACTTTTCTAATTTCATGCTCATAGTTTTTGCTCCTCGCGCGTATCAATAAATTTAGGTTTAGTCTCAGATGCGAATCTTTTAGGATCGCTCTTTTCAGCAGCGTCAAAAGACGAATCCCTATAGTTCTGGAACAAATCAAGGTTTGATTCCATCGTCATAATGTGCCCACATTGCACGCGCGGGTCGATGTAAATCGGAATCCCTAGCTTATTAGCTTGCGCGCAGAATGGCATTACCTCATCCATCTGCCTAAACGATGTGTCAGGGCGCGGGTCGCCGGAATAGTGAAAGTATGGTTTTTCCATGTCCCTGAAAACCGATGTTTTCATCAAGACACAACCAAGCCCGATAACATCAGCTAAAAACGGTTTGCCGTTAGGGTCAAAATAAGTGAATGGGCGCCACATACACAGCTGGCGTCCGTCCTCATGGACAAATCCGAGCTCTTCATAATCTGATTTATAATCTAGCATTTCATGTTCCCATTCCACATATCGCCCCATGACCGGCGAATAAGGTTGCTGCTTTAAAAAATACATTCCCGATACGATGGGACGTTCATCAGAAATTGTCTCAAATAAAAGTTCAATCGCGTTTGAAGGGAAAGTTTGATCCATGTCCATAAAAAAAACATAATCCGCGCCACATTCAATCGCCTCATGAATAAACCGATTGCGGTTTGCATCCATTGGGAAATCGCCCAAGACTTTAATAGTTGTTGCGATTTTATTATTTTGTAATAAATTCAAAAGATTCATGGGATTAAATAAATTCAAGCAACTCATGTACGTTGCCTTCGGGACATCTTTCCCTGCTAGGGGTTGTCCGACGATTAACATTTTATAGCCAGCCTTGTGATGCCCTGCGACAACTGCCTTTGCATCACTGATACGGTTAGAAGTCATTTAATTTTCTCCATGTTAAATTGTGTGATCTGATGCCGGAACATTCGCTGCTGTTACGGTTATCTCCCAGCCCTGCGCCTTCAAGGCCGCATTGGTCGGCTTGTCAGTGTCGGTTGCAATGATCGTTAGACCATCTGCACCACCAGCCCCAGGAACTTTCTTTGTCAAATTTTCTGTCGCCATAATCTCCCCTTAAAAGTTGTCCGTTTTTGTTGCTGGAACGGACAAACCAGTTAGCCTTAGTAAGTCTGCGACCTAATTAAAACTAGAGCCGTTGATCGGATGATCGCAGCGCTGTCGTAGTAATTATGCACAAACTCATTTGCACCCAATGATGCATCGCGCTGAACTTCAATTTCAGGCAAGCCCATGGCGGCGTTCACATTTTTAACGGCATACGCGATACCTTCGGAAAACTGCCCGAGGATACCGAGATAAATGTCGTTAGTCGATGTTCCAGTCGTGACGCGTGGAGTCACAAGAACTCGTGCGCCAAACATCGGAATAGAAAGCAGTCCGCTGTTCATAACACCCTGGCCTTGGCCACTAAAATCAGTTCCACGCTCTGTTGCCGTGCTTGTAGCAGATGTCAATACTAAATCACCACGAATGTGATTCCATTGCTTCGGGTGAAGCGCAAGAACCAAATTTTGATTTGATTCAGCACCTTCCAAAATTAACAACGCGCTCAAAATATTAGCAATGCTAATGTCTGTTGAGTTCGTCGCACCAACGGAATTTGTGTAGTTAGTCGTCATCACAGAAAGAATATCAGTATCAACTTGCTTAGCGCGAGCGTTACCGATGATCTGTCCAAGCCGAGCTGCCATGTTTTCGCCACTAGAAGCGAAGCCCAAGTCAGTTGGCGTGATCTTGATGATGCGACGCGCCACAGTCAATACCACGTCGGTTGGGGTAATGTCTGCGTTAGTCGTTTGATCTGTTCCCTCTGCGGTTTTTGAAACCGTAGGCGCAATGAAAACAGGGAAAGAGGCCGCTTTTGTCGGCACTCCCGAAATGTCAGCGAACCGACATTCGTTAACCAAGTTTACATTTTGCTGAAACGCTAATCTTGCTTCTACAATTGTCTCGGGTGTGATCATCGACACCAGGGACGTTGACGTCATTTCTCCTGCCATAAATACTCCTTAAAAGTTATTGTGAATTTCCCCAACCGCGCACGCCGTGAGTTGTCTTTGTGTTGTGCCGCTTCCATGCCTGATATTCAGAAATAGGAAGTTGCGCGATTCGCGGGTCATTCCGGTCATACGAAAGATACTCTGGAAGTGTTCCATCTGTTGAAACTTTCGACTGGACGCTTGTCACAGTCGTTTTTTTTCCGTTTGTTTCTACCGCATTAAAAAATCCCATCGTTTTCGCTTTCTGCAGCCACAACAACTTTTGCTCGGGCTTTTCAAACGCCGGGACCATGTCTCGCTTCCCTTCAGGAATGAGCGCGATCTCAGCATCTAGCAAGGTTGTGAAAATTGGTTCTAATTCTTCTGCGCGTTTTGCTTTTGCATTCGCGCCCTCATACAATTCTTTGTACTTGTTCTGTTCCTTGAGCAAGTTCTCCTGCTCTAAAACTTTCGCACCTTCCATTGTCCGGATCTGCTCTTTTTTAGAGAGCGTTTCTTTCAAAAGGTCTGAATTCTCCCTTTCGAGCCTAGCAATTCGGTCGTCAGCGCCGCCGCCTCCGCCTGCTTGGACTTTATTTTCTTCAATTGTTTCTGCTGCTTTGCCTTCTGGCATATTATGCTCCCTGCTTTGGTTTTAATTTCTCATAAACATTTAACTCAATCTGCAATTCTTTCAATTTTATATTCCGCGAATAGATTTCTTTTTTTAACTTTGCTTGGCGTTCCTCAAGAAATAAAACTTGTTTTTCAATCTCTCCAGCTTGATTCATGATCTTAAAAGACTCTGTTGCTGAAAATTCAATTTAAAAATTCGGATGCTTTCGATCATTCGCACAACGTTCGCATTAAGCATATCAATCTTTTGTTCCAATACGTCGAGACGCTCATTTACGTTGCCGGTCTTTTTTTCAACTTCCAAAACTGTTTTGCTTTTGTCCACTTTGCTCTCCTTGCCTGTTGTTTAAGAAACTGAAATCCAGCTTGTACTTTTGAGTGATGCTGTTCCTGACTTCTAAATTCTTGCTTAAAAATTCTTCTGCTTGTTCGTCCGTCTCGATCTCGCTGTTCTCCGCACGGATTACATCGTATAGACTTATTAAGCCGAGTTCAAGACGCTGCTTTAAAATATCCATTTCAATCTGCGGATCTTCAATCACTTGCTCGCTTGCGAAATCGACTTGGATTTTAGCATTCTCTGAAATAGGAGGAAGCGAATATAAATCTGAAAACTGCTGCACGCAATCAAAGACAAGTGTCTCAAGTGATCGCCAGACTTTGATCTGCTCCTGCCGCAGTTCGTTTAATCGCTCCTTCGCAATTCGGCGTGCGAATCCGCTGGTGGCCTGCGCCTGCAGCTTGAAGTTCTCAGAAGAAATTCCGTAGTTCCCTGCCACGCCGAGCATCACATTTTGAATGCTCTCGCCGAGCTGCATGATGTTCGATTGCCAGTCAAGCACAGAGATATCACCGTTGCTTTGAAAAACATGAAGCGGTGATTTAATCTGATTTGATTTGATCATCTCTCCCTGATCAACGCTATTCGTCTTAACAGAAATCTGCTTGAACTGCATCGGTACCATGAAATTTCGGAATGTGTTTTGAAGCGCGACAAGTTTCGTTCCCTCATATAAATCATTGCCGGTGAACATGTCCCAGAAACAATTTTCGCGTTCTGCCGAGTGCGCAAAAACGAATGGATAAAATTCACCCTCAGCAATATTCACATCACGAAAAGGATTTATACCTTCCTCATTCCCAGCGATCGTTCGCATCTTGAAATCTTTGTCGATAATAAAATGACGGGTCGGACTCCAGAAAATCCATTGGCTGATTGCGTTTCCGCTTTCATCGCGGTATGAATCCTCAATCAGAAGTGCGTCAACCTCAGTCGGATTATCTGGATTCTCGAAAACAACGACCATGTCGGGCGTGTAGATATTTAAGTCTACGAACTCTCCCACCATCGCGACTTGTATGATTAAATCATTCAAGCCGTTTAGCAAAAAATTCGCCCTAGCAAATTTTTGATCAATATCAAAGCCCTCCTCGCAACCCGTCAGGAGTGAATAATTTTTATCACTTGCTTTTGGTGTTACGGCGCGATCGGGGCTAGTCTTATAAACCGTGCTGATTTCTTTTACGATGCGTTTTGCCAAGTTGTTGGTCACATCAATATATGGACGCATGTCAGAATATGATTCGAATGTGAACATCTTTCTAAGTTCAGAGTCGATGATCGAATAGATGTTGTCTTGCAGTATTTTCTTGCGGTTTAAAAAACTTATTCGGCGTGTGTTGTCTGCTGCGATCTTAGCCTGAATTTCTTTTAGAGTGATTTCCGTTCCAGGAATTTCTTCTCTGCGTGTAACGTATTTTTTTGGCATCAGTTCCTTACGAAAGTTTTTAATACCGGATATTCGAATTCTATAAAATATCCCGCTCCGTCGGCTGCGTGCGTCAATAGTGGATCCGACTTGTCGATCTCCGACGAATTTTCTTTTCGAGAAACTGTCATCATGTCTGTGATGAGCGCCTTGCATATTGGTAACATAAAAAGTCTGCGTTGTCCAGAATGATTTTTCAATAAAGAATTTACAGCGTTCAGCCGATCTTTAATTGGAGGGTTTGCCGACTTGAACCTAAATAGCAAATTCGGGACGTTTTTAAAATGATCAAGGATGATTTGATAATCAGAAAGCGATGATGCTGTGTTGCGCGCTTTCGCGGTCGCGTCCCCGTAAATTATCATGCCGGACTTATGCTGCCCGTACTTAGCGAGGATTGTTCGACACATCTCAGGCGTATTCGAGTTGTCTATAGTAAATTCGTCTATACAATGGATTTCGTCATATTTGTTTCTGAATGCGTCTTCGCGCTTGTGCACCTGCGCGACACCCACAGTAAACGGAGTAACGTTAAAATCCCAATAAACGCATAAAGGCAAATCCAAACGGTAAACAAGATCACGCCGCACAGAATGCTCAAGGGAAAAAGCATAATAAACCTGGCCGTTGACATCCTCGAATGACCCTTCGTACTGCTCTCGGAATGTTCGTTCGTCGAGCTCTCGCTTCGCATTCTCAATTTCTTCATCGGGTATATATCCTCCCTCAACTGCTTTGAATTTATACGCCGACCATCCCGCTGGCCGGCTAATCATGACCTTGTCGTAAAGCTGGCGCAGACGCCTTTTTGTCCTGTCCGGGTTACCAAGAAACCAGCAGAACCCCATGGTGTCCGATAAAGCCGGGCGGATCACAGAGTCATAAACTTTGGCTTTAACATGATCGTATTCATCAATAATGCAACCGTGTAATTTTACGCCTAGAAGCCCATGCGCTTTATCCAAACCAAATAATCGAATAGTTGATCCGTTTGGCAGGGTAACGCTCAGCTCGGATAAATTTACGCGCACCCTGTAGCGCATTGGTAACATGTTGATCAGAATTTCCCACGCGATCATTTTCGCCTGGCGATATGTCGGCGCGCAATACGCATACAGCCCTTTTACTTCCAGGGCCTTGACAATCAACTTTGCGAGGAATGTTGTAGTCTTTCCAAAACGCCGGGCTGTAACAACAACACAAAACCGATTTTTATCGGCGAACATTTTACTCTGGTTGGGTTTCAGAGTTATCATCTTCGATCTGTTTTGGTTCATCATGCGTCAACATGATCTTAAACATGTCATCGCCGTCCTCGAATTTCTTGTACTTATCAATCGACAAACTGTTGCCAAATTCTTCTCTTGCTTTTCGCTCCAAATACCACTTCGCAGTTTGCGGTTCTGATAGATCGTCGTAAATGGTTTTCTTAGCTTTTAAAATAGGTCTTTCCTTGAGAGCGTTCCTTTTGTCTAGAAATGAAGGACTGACTTCAAAGTAGTTAAATAAAGTTTGTCTTGTTATTTCTGCATACGCACAAGCTTCTGTGTCATTGCAGCCTATGGCAAACGCTTCTTCCAGTTTTTTTACAGTCAACTCAGTTAGCTTTGTTGGGCGACCCGTTTTTAGCTTTTCACTTTCCTTTTTTCGCTTGGTCATTTATTTTTCAGTATCATTTAAAACAGCCCATACTATGAGCGCGCCCCACGCGAAAATAGTCCACCCCAAAAAAATGTTTAAAATGAATATACTTTTTCGTTGAATCGCTTTTCTTTTGTTGCCAATTAGGGTTGGTATAAAATAAAAAAGCATCATGACCCATAATATAATTATGGATACGATCAACATTGCGATTGCTCCGGTCGTTGTCATTTAAAACATTCCTTTGACCAACTGGTCATTTTGTTATGCCACAAGATTACCACCATATCTATGGTTTTGTAAATACCATCCGTTTCAAGTCTATATTTTTTTTGAAAATTTCTTCCGAAATAAATCGGTTGCGGATCTATAATCTTGCTCGACTAAAATGTCAACGACCCCCATATGCCTGACCACCGCCGGTTTTTTCTTCCGCGCTTTATTGATCTGCCTCAGTTTAGAAAGATAGACCATATGCCCTTCGCGCATACGCGTTAGCATCGCGGCGTGTTTTTCTAGCTGCTTCGCCCGGTCGCTTGCCTCCTGAAGTTCTGCTTTTTGTTTATCGAATTTATCGCGCGCGTCGCGCCAGTCTTTTGATTTAAAAAAGTCGATTAGTATCATATTATTTCCATTTGTTAATTGTTAATTGTTAAAAAAACACCCGGGCAATGGTTTTTCCATCGTTTGCAAAATAGACGACGAGGAGAACGTCTACATCCGAGCGCGAAATCGGAACGGCCCGAGCGTTTTATCAAAATACACCCCTAAATCTGCTTCCTTTGAAAATCTTTAAAGCGGCTATAACCCCGGTTATTTGGGCTTCTATGGGCATCCTTGCCTCCTCAGGCTGTTCATTTACCCATTCATGCAATTGTGCTTCTACCTGCTCAAAATCGAGCCAATCTTGTGGCGTCAATTTATCCAGGTTTTTTAGGTTCCATTCGACTGCTTTTAGGTACTTATTAAGCATGTTTAAAAACGTGTTTTTGAAGTGCGACCAAAACTTTTTATACATCCTGCAAAATTCTTCATTTTTTTTATTATTACTATATATAGTAATATAGTAAAGTCACAAATACTTTTTGGTCGCATTGGACATTATTCATAAACCTTTTAGTTTCAAACACTTAAGCGTGTTTTGTTTTGGTCGCAAGTTTTGGTCGCACATTAAAGGAATTTTAATAATGACGGTAATAATGTTAAATAATGTTAATAAGGGCGGTCATAAGAGGTAAAATCCTGGTTGCGACCAAAACTTGCGACCAAAACTTTTAGTGACATTCCGTGCCAAAACCAGCCTCTATTGTCGTGTTGATTTGATTTGATTTTATTGATACCAAATTTCTTAGTAATATATGATCCGATTTCGTTTCGGCCAAATGACCGGCATCGTGTCATTTTTTGCCAATTTCTAAACGCGATGACGATCTCGGTAACGCCCACCGACAGGGTCGTGTCAAATGGTGATGGAATATCGCACATTTCTTCAAAGAACGTTCCTAACACATCGGAATCGTCTTTATGCGTCTCAGTAGAGCTAGTAACGGTTTGTTCTGTTCCAAGGCCATTTTTCTGCCAGTTCCTGTAGCCCTCAACCATCCATGCGAAGATTCCCTCGTGTTCTGCTTCTAGCTTTTCATCAAGGTATCTGTCCGCCTCGTTTGGTCCGAAGAATCGATTAAACGGAATTTCTTTTACTCTCGACCATATTCCGTCATCGGTTCCTGATATGTCAGGCCTATGGTTTGTGCTGAACCAAATTTTAAACGTTGGATCAAAATCAAAAGGTTCTTTATACATAAATCTCGCTGAAATCTTTTCGCCTCCGGTGAGTGCTTTTATTTGTTCTTCATCGAATGAGTTTCCGCGGCTTGATTCGCTTACTGTTACAAATCTTGATCCTCTGAGTCGCGCGACATCGGAAGATGCGGCGTTAGATGAAGACATTTTCTTTTCGGTTAAAAGCGATGATTGAGAGTTTGAGGCGTAATCTCCTAATATGTAATTGATTCGTTTTACGAATGTTGATTTTCCATTTCTTCCATTTCCGTAAAGTACAAAAAAACAATGTTCTCGGATATCGTTCCCGATGGAGTATCCAACTGCCTTTTTGACGTACTCAATAAGTGAATCATTGCCATCAAAGATCTCTTTTAAGAATTGCAGCCATCTTTCGCATTTTGCGTCCGGGTTATAATTAACCTCGACACAGCGTGTGTTTTTTTGTGTTTTATCGTGGGCTGTTAATTGGAGCGTATTCAAATCGAGCGTTCCGTTTAAACAATTGATCGTGTTTGCTTTATCAAATATATCGTGTGGGACACAAATTCCTTCAAGCCCGATCAGAGTCTCAATCATCGCTTTTTTCTTTCCAATGGCTTCTCGTTGTACTGCAAATGCCCGCAGTTTTTTATCTTCAGTTTCTGCTGATTTCTTATGAATATTCTCAATAACGTTATCGGCTAGACGCATGATTTCAAATGTCTGATCAATCTTCCATTTCTTTTCGTTCCAAACAAGCCAGCCACCGAGCGCATCGCAGAAGCAGATTTTTTCTCCGTACAATTCCTTGAAAAGCCGGGCCGCCCAAGAATCGGTATAAGCCCATCCTGCGGTTTCTTTTTTTTCATATTTTTCATATTTTTCTATACTGAATCCACTTTTTTTTGCTGCGGATAATGTTTCATAGAATTTTTCACCTGCAATGCCGCCTGGTTTTGCTTGTGAGCATTCAATGATTCCTTCAATGACTGCGATAAGCGATAGTGCTCCGCCCCCGGAATCGCATCTAAAACATTTCCATACATTCTTTTCCGGGTTAATAAAAAAGTTTTGTTTTCCTGTTGATCCGTGCACCGGGTGGCTACCGCCCCATTGTCCGCCATGTTTTTGGAGTTCGATTCCTTTTTTTTGAATGATATCCATGACGGATATATCACCGAGCTCTACTTGAATATCTTTTTTTGGTTCGGTTGCTGGAATATATTTATGGAGGACTGAGAATATTTCCTCTTTCGAGATGGTATAAATAGGCGTGTCATTGATCACGATGTAGGGCGTTCCTGTATCGGGGTGAATGGATCCGGGGCCAACAACTTGCCCTCCTCCCGATATAATCTCTCCGAAATGAACTTTATTTTCTCCTGTTCCGGTTGTGAGAATTATTTTACTTGAAATTTCTTTGCAGTAATAATAAAAATGCTCGCCCATTCTTGGGGTCTTCACTGTGAATGTGTTTGGGAGCCAGGCTCTGACGCTTTCGCTTATTTCTGCGTTGTCTGCATCAATGATGATGAGCCCATTTGATCCTCCCATAACTCCGAAATTCCCACCGTTTTCTATCCATTTCAGAATTTCTTGTAGCGGATGCGGTCTTTTTTGCCATGCGTGCTCAAAAGGTTTTTTTGATCTTGTTGGGATCTTTACAAATCCTAACCCAGCGTCTTTTAGTTGAACTGGAAAATTACTCATGCCTATCCCCTTCAATTAAAAAAGAGGGGCGGAGTTTCCCCCGCCCCTGTGTTGTCTTAATACGGCCGTGCAGTTCCTGGTTTATCCCCCTCGCTGATTCCGGCTTCGTCGGATGTTAGCTCCTTCGCGTGGAATCGTTCCCACAACGCCTCAGCGACCTTGAAATCGTCGGCGCTTGTCTTGGCTGCCTTATCGATTTTTAAAACGAAATAGGCGCCATTGTCGCCCGTTTCTTTCTTGCTTCTGAGGGTGTATGTCCAAGCGAACATGTCCCGCTCCTGCGAAAACTGTGTCAAGGACAGCAATTCTTTGCCGGCCTTAAAACTTGTTTTCGAGAAACTGATCAAGACTGGAATGAACGTTCCCGGGATGTGCGCTAAGAAGTTAAGAAACTTTGTTGCTTTTGGCGGTTCGCCGTTTGCCCCAAACTTTCCGTCTTCCTGAACGCGCGGGTCGAGCAAATCCGTGCTGCGCCAAATGATCGCTCCGGTTTCAAACGCCGGATCGAAATCTGCGGATTTCTTGTCGCGAGGATTAAATCTGATCCAGTTTGTTTTTTTAAGGATTGGAACAAAGACAATCCGTCCATCGTTGTCAAGCGGAAAAGTCTCTTTCGTTAGCGAGTTGATGATCATTCCTGCTTGGAACCGTTTCGGGTCTTCCTCCACTTCTGGAGAGAGCGCCTGGAGCAGTTTCGCGCGCGGGATGATCAGATCTTCTTGTTCCGCATCCTCTTCAAATCCTCGGCGTGGCGCCGTGGAAATCGCAACCTCTGTTGCTTGTTTTGTTTCAATCTCCGTTTCCGATTTTGTATTTTTCATTTTGTCCTTCTTTTTAGTTTTAATTTGACTTACTTCGCTGCCATGAACGCAATTGACGCTTTCATGTAAAACTTAATGAACTCAGGTATCGCCTCCGCGCTCTCCATGCGTTCCCTGACATAGCTTGACAGGGATGCGGAATTGACAGTGGGCTTTATTAAGTCTTCGCGCTGTTCGTCCTTTAAAAACTGAAAAAGCAGCGGCTCGTTAGCCTTGTCAAAACTTGCATAGAGCCTCGGCTTTTTCAGAATAACGTTCCCGATGCCGTCATATCTGGCAGTCGCGGTTTTATCCTGTGATTCCATGAGCTCAATGATCGCTATCTCGGCGTTGAGTGTGCGCGCTTTCGCATCAGACAAGCTATTCTCAAGCTTTTCTTCCTCGGCTCTAGCGTCGCGCAGTTCAATTACAAGATCGCGTTCTGTTTTGATTTCCATTTTATTTCACCTCCTTTATTGGTTTTTGATTGTTGTAGATAAAACTAATTACTGATTCCGAGTCATAGCATACGGCTGTCTTGGCGCCTGCCAGGGTCAATAGTTTCAGCGTGTGCGCTTGTAATTGTGTAGGCTTGCCTTTCCCAAATTTCAGCTCTATAAAAAAACACAAGCCGTCTTTTAATAAAAAAATATCAGGAATGCCGGAATAAAACTTATCGGATATTTTCCAGATGAACGCATCGGGATATGTTTTACGAAGGAGTTTAAGTACTTTTGTTTTTAGTTTTAATTCGGACACTTGCAATATCCTTTGTTGTGCGGAGCAGTTTATACTTTATAAACAAAAAGTCAATTTAATTTTTTGAAACACCACCAGCCCACTTTGGGTTGTCTTTCATTTTCCATTTTTTAAATAAATAGCATTTTTGAGAGCAATAAATTCTTCGCTGTGATTTCTTAGAACGAAAAACTTTTCTACACTTTTTGCATTTGCTTTTAAAACTAGAGTTTCTCTTATTATTTCGCTGTTGCTTATCCGTTGCCCAACGGCAATTCTTAGGAGTATAGTTTCCGTTATTATCTATTCTATCCATTGATAAATCAGCAGTAGGTTTTTTCCCCATATCTTTTATGAAGTTTGAAAAATCAAACCACCTTTTGCATACTTTTATCCCCCTCCCGCCATAATTTTTAAACTCGTTATTTTTAATATTTGAGCATCTTTGGATCATGTTTGCCCATGCTGTGTATTCTTGAGATTCAGTAAGTCCATGTTTTAAAACCCCTTTTTTTGTACATTCCCCTGTGCCGCAGCTTTTAGAATAACCTATTTTCAAATTAGTTAAATTAACTATGCGGATTTCCCCACATTTACATTTGCAAAGTAATCGACTGCGCCAGTTTTTTGATTTTATCGTGTTATCAATTACTGTCCAAAGTCCGAATTTTTTACCTATCTGAATTGACATAGTAGTTCCTGATTGTCACTTTTTTTATTCAATATCTTATAAATGTCTTCGTCTATACTATCACAAGTTTGCAAATAAATGTAAGTTGTTGACATTTTTTGCCCGGGCCTGTCCGTTCTACCGCGGGCTTGTTCAAATCCCTCAAAACTATAATCTACGCTAAAAAAAACTTGAAGATGACACCCGACAAAAGTAAGCCCAAACATAGCCGATCTTGGATGCGCCACGAGTATGCGCGCGGATCCGTCTTTAAAATCGCGGACGGATTGGTCGCGGTCTTTTGTGCCGGAATAAAGCGTGGAGAACTTGATCTCTTGCTCGGCTAGGTACGCGCAGATTTTATCCATTTCCCAATGAAATTGGATCCATACAATGATCTGCTGGTCTCCGGCCTGCTCAATAATATCGGCCAGCTCATTAAGTTTGGCGTTGCCTTCGGGGATGTCTAGCGCGGTGCCGTGCTCGTCATAAATAAAACCCGCGCAGATCTGGCGAAGTTTTAAGATTTTTGAAATCGCCACCTGCGCGGTGATGGTGCTGTCTTTTAGTTCAAGGATCAAATGCTGTTTCATCTGCTTGTACGCTGAGCGTTGCGGTCCTGACATTGTTATTTTACGCACCTCATCCATCGTCTCGGGTAGATCTAAGCACTCTTTTTTCTTGGCAAAATGTGCCCACTTACTTATTTCTCGCATCATTTCAGCTCGTTTTTCGTTTGTCATGTCGTAGTCGCATTTCCGCATGATTTCCTGTGCCATCCCGTACGGAATTTTCATCCCCTGTGGCATCTGCGCGCCGGTGTACCTGTTTTTCAAATAAAAATAAGAGTTTCTGAACGCAAAAAACGATGGGTGAAATATCCCGCGCTGCACGAACTGCATCTGTGGCCAATACTCAATGGCTGAGTTCGGCGCTGGCGTGCCTGTTGAGATCACGCGATGCTTGAAAATCGGCGCCAGTTCGAGCAGCGCTCGGGTGGTCTGCGCCTTGAAATTTTTTATTTTGCTTGATTCATCCAATACACACATCCAAGGGTCGTTTCCGATCATGCTTTTAATCGCCTGCTGCTTGGGGAGTGAGCGCATCTCCTCATAGTTTGTGGCGACGATGTCTGGCGTCGCACCCTTTATTTTCGGGTATTTATGCAGGTTTTGGAATTTCATTCCGGGCATAAATTTCGAGACGTCCTCAGCCCATGCCCCCTCGATTAGGGATATTGGGCAAACCACCAGTAATTTTAGCGCCGGCGTTGCCTCTCTCAGGCGCTTAAACAGTGATAGCGTCCCGATGGTCTTACCTGTCCCGATATCCCAAAATAACGCACCGCAGCCCTTTTCTGGCGTGCCGTTGAGAATGAATTCAACGCCGGCGGACTGATGTTTAAACAGTTCGATCATTTTTTCTCGCGGATTACCCGGCGCAGTTCTGATTTTCGGATGCCAACACTGTTGAGCTGGCGTTCGATTTTGATTGTACCGCGTCCCATCTGCCGCCTGATCCACACGCACCCCCAGCTGATTCCGTTTTTTTTTAAAAACGACTGCGCCTCGCGCACGGTTAAAAGTTCATCTAGCATTTTTATATTCTCCTCTTGTTAACAGTTTGCAAATTACACACTAAACGCTCCGAGCCTATAAAACTTTGTTTGTTTTAAAGGCTATTGATCAAGTCTGCTTTTGACGCAAACAGTTCGCTTTCATAGCACAGCCTTACCGGTTTCAGCATGTATTTTGTTAATAATTCAAACCTTGTAACATGAATTATTATTTCATCGATCGAGCACTCCCTGATTTTATCATCAAAAATTAACCAAACTGATTGATTGCGGCTGTATTTCGTTTCGATTTTCATAGTTGCTCCTGTTGGTTTAATAACTCAATCCCAATCCGTAATATGTCTTCTGGATAGACCAGCTCTTAGCTAGAATAATATTGGATAGTCGGTCAATCGTAGCTTGAAGATGTTCAATCTCAGCTTGAAGCTGTTCAATTTTATTATCCAAATCTTTAATGTGTTCTTGTTCGATCATAAATTCTCCTCAATAATTTTAATCCCATAGTTAAAAATATTCTCCTTAACCTCTTTTCTGCCGACTCCATCGGCGGCATTGGCGGAATAGACGGCGGCCATGGCGGCCTTGGCGGAACCGGCGGAATAGGCGGCGTTGGCGGCGTTGGCGGCGGCATGGGCGGCAAAGGCGACGGCATAACCGTGATAGGCGGCAAAGGCGACATTGGCGGCGGCAAGGGCGACATTAGCGGCAAGCTCCCTATTCTCGATCGTGTCATCTTTTAGTACAGCCTTAGTAGCATCAATCGCCTGTCTAGGTCTAGCATCGTCTGGATGTTTCTTTTCCCAAATATCAATAACCTGTTCCGCGGCAAAAATCTCGTACGCCAAATATTGTCGGCGTGTCATAGCCCTCACGATCAGCCAATTAGCCCATTCCCAGTGGTCGTCGTTGTTTAGCGATTGCAACACCCGGACAAGCTCGGTCTCTTTTTGATTCTCAAACCAAACTATTCCTTCTTTGCACGCTTTTTTTGAGTTCAAGAATTCCGTTGTTATTTTCATAACTCCTCCTCAATAATTTTAATCCCATGGTTTAATATTTTTAACATAATATGTTTTTTTGCTGCAACATAAGCATCAGTGTGAGAAGCGGTATCAACAACAGGAGAATCAGCAGCATCAGCACCATAATAAGCAGTATAAGCAGCTGCAGAATAAGCGGCAGTAGAATAAGCGGCATATGAAATATATTGTTTGTAGCTCATAATCTTAACGAGCAACCAACTAGCCCATTCCCAGTGGTTGTCGTTGTTCAAAGATTGCACGACATTAACAAGCTCGGTCTCTTTTTGATTCTCAAACCATTTAACGCCCGATGAACATGCTTTTTTTTCTAGTAGCCATTCTTTAGTTATTTTCATAAATTCTCCTGTTCATCTTCTCGAAAATGTTTTACTAAGCACAAGCCCGAATGCGACTCCTAAACAAAATATACTCCAATGAGTTTCAATCATAACTTCTCCTGTTCATCTGGTTTGTCTAGGGATGAGAACTTTAATTTGTCAGCATACTTCTCATTTACCATTTGGTTTTTCCCACATTCTTCGTGTCTTTTTTCTTTCACTTCTCCATCACACAGACAAAGTCCACCATTATTTGCCACAACTATCTCATAAAGTTCTTCTGCTGTTTTGTCTTTGACAAAATCTCTCACATATTCCCCAGATGAAGTAAGCCAACCAAAACGAGCAGATGTTCCCCATTCAATGACACTACCTTTTTCAAAGGCATTTATGAGAAGCCAAGTTACTGTGTCTCCTAGTTTTTCCTCTAATACCTCGGAAGAGTAATTTCTTTTATCTTCAATTAAATCAAAGAATGCCTTAACTGCGTTTAATATAGGCAGCTCGCCAGAGCCGTATCCTGCTCCAAATACTCTATTTTCCCAGTCTGTAAATTGTAATTCTTTATTCATAGATCGTTATTCCTTCTCTGTTAATCCAATTCCGTATTCCCCTGAACACGCCCCTGTGCGCAAATCATAATTGTTGCCACCGTTTCGACATTCAAACTCAAACTGTTCCCGTTCGTTTCGACCACCATCAAGCCTCGTCATCCAATTTATCAAATGCAGTCCAGCGGTTATAACCAACAATATACAAATTAGGGCTTTTATACATTCTCCTAGGGTTTTAATACATCCTCCTATTTATTCCGATTAAGGGCGTGGTCATTTCACCACCTCAACTTTAACAACGGGAATCATCATTCCAACTAATGCCAAGCGAACATAATTACACCAATCGTCTGAGTTGTCAGTGTGTTCTAGGGTTACTAAACACTGGACTGTTTTCTTTTTATTATCCATTTGTTCTAAGAAATCTTCTTTCATACTTTCCCCGCTAATTTTCTAATATTCACAGCGATCATTAAAGATATGTTTCTTCCGATATTTTCTTCACCGTCTTCTAATCTTGTCGCCTGCTCTGCCGCAATATTTGCGCTATCTTCGATGCCTTTTTTGCGCGCTGTGAGGATGGCTGATTTTATAAAGCCAACCATCTTATAAGCACCTGCTGTCTGTCTATTAAGCCAATACTCTTTTTCCTTAGGATCACTTGGTTCCAAGCCCATGTCGCCATAGGTATACGGTAGGTATTTAATCTCAACAACCAAAGCTCTTGCTAATTCAAAATTTTCACGACTTACGCCATGATCAAAAAGCTGACAATGCTTGCATCCACTCCAAACTGTAGGACTGCCACCATTGTCAACTGTGTCAAACGCAATTAATCCATTTCCGCAAGAAGAACAAACCTTTCCTATGATTTCAATTTCAACACTAGGTCTAATTTTATCTCTCGCTAGTTTTTTAGCTTCTTCGTTATTCATACTTTCTCCTTCAACTCTTGATCTTTTTTCCGTTTTTCATCACAAAAAATACATATGAAATATGTTCTTTCATCTCCTGTATATACACCTTCATTTTCGAGGTGGAATATTTTTCCACAATAACCATCGCAACAATGAATTGATATATTTGGAATCAATTTATGGAGCGAATCAATTGTGTATTTTGCTTCGGTTATCACGTAATCAAGATCAAAATACTGGCCAACATCCCATGAATGCATGTAGTCACATCCCGCTTTTATCCATCTCGGCCTACCGTCAATCCCGCCGCGTTTTTCGTAAAAAGTACAGCCTCCATGCCACTCCAAACTGTTAATGATTGAGCCTGCGTAATTGTAAAAAATGTCAATTTTCCCACTTGCTGGGCGCACATGTTCTTTTGATTTTAACCAAAAATCTTCACGCCTATCTTCGGGAATCTGCTCCAAAAGAACATGGATGTAGTGGCAAAAATCAAAATAACGATCACTGCGTGCATCAGTACTCGCATTTGCTAAAACAGTCCAAAGAATCCCCCTATAGCGTCCTGAATATTCCAATCGCTGATTATTTTTTCCGTCAAATTCAATTTTCATAATTTGCTCCATTTATGCCATAAAAAACAGCGGTTACATTTCTTTTGTTCACTAGTCTTGCTTTTTTCTTGTGCCCATATATGCCAGGCGGCATATCCGTCTGGTTCTCCCGCGTTTCGGCGACATGCTTGTATTATCATTTCTACTCCTTAAGGTCTCCGATTGAATTACAATTGCAGGCGAGGGAGCCGTTGACGCTCCCGAATGCGCCGGGGTTCCCCGGCACTTAGACAGGTGACGAACCTTCGCCCTTAAAAATCATGGTTAATTTGTTAAGTGCTTCCAATGTTCCCTTCATTTGAGGTATTTCTTCTATGATAAATTTAACTTTTCTAAGTTCCGCCACTTGTGCTTTTAATTCATCAATTTCTCTTTGATGCTTTTCAACCTCTTTGAAAATATTAATCCCTATATTCATTTTTTAAACTCCTTCACTTTGTTGTCTTTAACCCTCAAGGCTTCAACTTCCTTATCGCTCAAAATCAAGCACCAGTACACCATGCCGACATAATCAATCATGCGTCTAGCTAAACTATTCCCGCGTCTATTCTTTCTCATCAATGATTAGAGTTTTAATAATCTTTTCGGGTGCAATCCCGTTGATAAGATTTTTAACATTAAATTTTTCTAAATACTCCAATCGTGGATTGATAATTTTCAGCAAAACAAACTCCGCAAGGTTCGATTTTGCCAAATACTGCGCCCTGGCGACTAGCAATTCGTCCTCTGTCGCCCGTGCCGCCCAAATTTTAAGCGCGTCTAAATTTACCTTGTTCATTTTGTCACCCCTTTTTTATAAGAATCTCCTAAACTAATCCATTCATCTACGCCTAACTCCTCAAGCCAGTCATTCATCGCATCAGGAATAGAATCATCTAAAACGTTATAATTGTTCCGGATGAAATAATCCTGTAAATAATCCTCAAAATCTTTAAAATCCATGGTCATTCCCCTTATTTAAGACACTATTATCTAAAATATGTGTGCTGCCCTACCTTTGCCGTTTCTGTTAATCTGTCAGCCCAATAAGGGCGTTTAAACGTGCCTATCGCCTCCCAGTGCGTTGCCTTGTTGGTCAAGTTGCTTGTATACCCCATTTTTACCGCTCTTACTGCACGTTTAACGGCATAGCTTGGTATAACCCTGCCCTTGCGCGTGTAAACACCCTTCAACTCACTCACGGCATTACAGCCGTAAACGCCCTTGGTAGTCCCTCGGTTAAGCAACGCTTCGGCTGTAGCTGTCATTTCGGTCAGGCTTCCCGATTCGTACTCGCCCAATACGCACTTAACAGCTGTCTGTTGATCAATGTTATTCGCCAATAAAAATCCACCATTTAAAAGTAGAAATATGCTTAATAGTAAAATCTTCATATCAACGATCACCACGAAATTGATCTTCATCCTCTGGAAATTCATCCGGTAAATTGATCAAGCAATGCGCACACACTCTTATGTCGCGGCGCCTGAATTCAATATCAGTCAATTCTTTAGCAGTAAATTCTCCTTCACAAAATTTACAGGAATAAAGATTCGGGTGAGAAACTGACTCCTCGACCATTTTTAAAACTTTATTTAGATATTCGGCTTGATTGTACATATTCTTGTCATGCTCCTATTATTTTTTAACAAACCCGGACGCTACTACATCATCGTCGCATCTGACGTGCCATTTGCCAGTATTTCCAGCAAAAACATTTCCACTACACATTGCACGCATGGATTTTTTGGCGGCCCGAAGGGATGTAAATTTATAGTATCCCGAATAAGATGAGCAATTATTTGCAACCCAATTCCCGATGTATATTTTCCAATTTCCGCTGTATATTTTCATTTTGTTTTATCCTTAGTTGTTCCAATCCACGCGCCACGTAAAACCATAGCGATTAAATACGTAACATTTTTTCAGTATCAACATTCGATTTCAACTGCATGTGATTGTAATATCCGTTACTATAATTAACGCGTTTAGACGTGATTCCCTGATAATCTGTATTACTATCGACACATACCGTACATCCAACAAAAACTGCGTCACGCTCAATTTCCGTGAGAAATACGACCGATTTATATTTATCGCTACCAGCGCCACGACATACACCAGTTGGCGAGTAAATTTCAACATCCTTGAACCGATATTTAATTTCCTCCAATTTGTTATAATAATCTGGTGTGTTATAAAATCCTACACGTGCAATTTCAGACGCTCGGAAATCCATAATCTGTTTTTTTGCTAGTTCAATTTTGATTTTCATTTTCTTTTTTCCTTTGTTTGGCGTTTGCATCGCCGTATCTCTGATCTGTATACAGTTTACAACCTATATACGATGCCTGCAAGCATTATTTTCCCTATACAACCCTAGAAATACTGAAATTTTAGCAATAAAAAAAACCCCCGCGGGAAGGAGACGCGGAGGGAAAACCGGAGGTTTTTTAGATAAGTCGGGCCGACGTGCGGACTAGAATAATAATGTTAAACTAATTATTCCCCAATACCATATGAAACAAATCAGGCGAGTTTTGAAATTAGCGTCCTTGGAATCCTCTTGAATGACTAAATTTTTAATGACGAATTTATAGAGCCAAGAGTTTTTACCATAGGATGGGGCAATCTTGATCATGAACGGAGCCGCCAAAAAGATCAGCCACGAGCAGGGCTTTAAAAAGAAAATTGCTGTGCAGACCATGAGCGGGATTGCGAGCCAGCGGAACGCCTTATGCCCATGCTCCCAGCCCCCCAGCGTGCCCAGAACAGCTGATGCGCACACAATCGCCAGCACCCACCCGAAATGGGGCTCAATCAGCCATAACAGTGGGAACTGCCACGCTCCCCAGGTCAGCCAGTCGTCTTTTGAAATGCCCCTGAAATTTATTGCCATATTAAATGCAGGTGTAAAAGAGCGATTGCAACGCTCATGAATAAAGTTGCCAAATACATATAGATGCGTTTTTTGCCACCGTCTCGAATTTTGATAGTGACCTCAGTCGATAGTGTTTTTTTGTAAAGAATCGTGACGTTTATAATCTCCCAGATCAGCACCGCTGCCAGAATAGATATAAATGCCCAGAAAAAACCCCAGTGTCCGCCGAGTGCCCAGAATATTTGCATCAAAACATAACTGATTAAACATCCAATTAAAAATACCTGTCTCATTTTCTGCGCTGGATTACCCATTGATTCTCATATCTCCTTCTTTTGAAATCCACCAACCATCTTTTGGCGTAACGATGGTGTATGTTTTATTTTCGTTCGTTGGCAACGCAACCCCAGCAATAGCCGTCCCTTTAGGGATATAAATAAAGTCCGTTGCCGCTAATGCAGTTTTTGCGTCATTGTTTTTTGATGC